CTGGCAGGGGGCTTCCATCCCCGGGTGGTGTTCCGTGACGCCGTTTCGGTGAGTGACGAGGTCACTGTTAGTGGACACTTGAATCTGGAGTCGGCGGGATATGGCGGGATTTCGCGGGACATGGCGGGAAATGCCCGTGGGCGGCGGGTTTCTGTGCGTGGCGGCGGTCTAAACCGGGCGGGCGTTTAGACACATGATCCTGGAGGAACCGTGGCCGCAAGACACTTGAAACCGGAGGCGACGCCCGACAAGGCCAAAGCTTCGAAAGCCCTTCAAAGCCGCCCAGAAAGGCCGTCAAGTGCCTGCCATACGGAAAGAAAACAGGTCGCCCGACTGCGCAGAGGGATGGCACTAGGCTGGTCGCGAGCCCAGGCAATGCGCTGAGAAGTCTTGCGTCGCGCAAAACTTCGGTTCAACGCGCCGAAGAAAACGAAATTGTGTGGAATCTCAAATGTCTACAGCCGGTGAAGGTGGCACAACCGACGGCGCCGAACTATTGCATTCTGGCGGCTCAATTGGTCCCGGCGTCAAACGATATCGTCAAGCCGCGTTCCGTTGCGTCCAGGCGGATGAGCAAGTCGCCGATGCGATGTTTGGCCCATGGCGTCTTCGTGCTCAGTGAATTGACCATGGTCCGCAGCACCGACTGGCGTGCGGACTGCGCGTCGTCAGGGCGAATGACGGCGAGCGCAACCTCAGCCGCCATCATGAACTCCCGCCGGTCAAACACCTGCCCGCGGATGGGCTCGATATAGAAGCGCTCCACGGCCTCTGACGCCTCTGGTGTCGCTGCAACAACGTCGAAAACGGAGCCAATCCGGAATTTACAAAGTTGCCGGCCGCCTCTCTTGCACTGGTCAAGCTCCAAAGTGGCCGGGATGTTGAGGATGACGGCAGTCCTGTTGAACCGATCGACCAGATCTCGCGGCCCGAAGCCAAAATCCTTGGCGCTGGCCGCTGAGCCGACGATGGTGGCTATGGCAAAAGCGAAAGCGGTTCTGATCATTGGATTTACCCACCTAAAGGCTGCGTCCGACCCACCGGACGCGACCGACGATCAGCACAGGCTCGATCTGAGGCACCTCTTCCTCATCGGGATAAAGGTCTCGATTATCGGCCCGCATAAGCAACGTTTTGCCGCGCCGTCGAAGTCGTTTCAGCAACACTTGGTCGCCAATGGTAAAAACGTAGATGCGCCCATCGATAACTTCCAAATCGCTGGTGTCAATGAGTAGAGGATCGCCATCCTCAATGGTCGGGCGCATGGATTCGCCGATGGCCGTCAAAATCCGCGCATTTTCCACCTTCAAGTGAAGGCCGCCGAGGATTGCCTTAGGAAAGGCTGTTGTCCCAGCCTCTTCATCCAGCACCAATGAACCATTCCCCGCAGAGGCGCGGAATGCCAGTCGCCGGACCAAACTGAAAGCCAGTTCTGGCCGCTCATCGCCAGGTTCTGCCCGCGAGTGCCAGTTCTCTCCCTCGCCCAGAAGAAGCCAGTTCAGGTTCACGCCGCAAGCGACGGCAATTCTCGCTAGTGCATAAGGCTTTGGGTCCGCCGAGCCGGCCAGGTAGTGGCCAAGGGAGCGGTCTGGCACGCCGGACCTCCTCACGATTGCAGACTTGCCGCCCCCATTTTGAACGGCAAGCCGAAGCCGATTTCGGAAGTCGGCAGAGAATTTATGAGCCCGTTCGGCCACTTCTGTCTTGACCGGTTCTGCCACTTCTGGCCTATTTGTCGCGTTCGTTGCACGTTGATTCACACCAGCCCCGCCAGAGCTGGCCGAAGCGAGCCGTAAGACATGCCGAAAAAGGGATGGCACCACGCCGACATCGTCGCCGCGGTGCGGAAGAAGGGCACGAACCTGCGTCAACTCAGTCTCGCCAACGGCAAGGCTGAAAGCACGCTGCGCGCGGCACTTCTCTACCCCAGGACGCCATCGAACCGGATCATCTCCGAATTCATCGGTGTGCCGCTCCACAAGCTGTGGCCGACCTGGTTCGACCCTGACGGCAATCTCATCGTCTCGCGCAACCAAAGTGGCACCGCCCGGCGCGGCGAGTCCAGTCGAAACCGCAGTGCAGCCTAGACAACCGGGGGATGGGATGACGCGCTGGTACGATGCGGTGGGCCAAGGGTTCACAAGGCCAAAAGGCGTTGTTTCGGCGGAAGAATTCTTCGCCGTCGAGGTGATCGTCCTCGCCGGCCTGGCGTGCGCCTGGCTGACCCTGTCGGCCGCCATCCTGGAAGTGATGACTTGGGTCGGAGGCGCGTCATGAGACGGGAGCCGCCGGTCCGGTTCGACGATCCGGTATCCGCCCGCGACTACGTGCAGCGGAAGCGCGCCTTCATTGCTCGGTATATGGGTCCGACCCTTGTTCGCCCTGCTCCCGCCACCGCTCCCTTGCCTGTCGCAAGGCGAAAAACTCCGGCTTGGCTGCAAGGCGCGGCTCGATGCTGGACTGCAGCAGCCGCACATATCCGGCGCGTGATTCTCCGTTCGCGGCGACCTGATCGCGGAGGCCCGCAATGACCTCAGCGCGCAAATACGCTTTGACGGCTTCGGCCCGGTCGAGCGCGCCAGCGGCAACTAGTGCGATCGTCAGCTCCTGCAGAACGAGTTCGACAGCTTCAATCGTCGCGTCAGCGATATCGCCTTTCCCCATCATTCTCTCCCCCTGTTCGGTAGTTGGCACTCCGATCATAGGGGCAGCGCACCGCCGGCGTCACGGGCGGGTTTCGCGCATGCACGACGCCCTCCAAGCTCTGCGTGTGCGTGACCGGACGGGCTTGTCGGCCCGTCCGGTCGACCTTTCCGGGGAACCGCGATGAAGCGCGTCCCGCTCCGGCGCCAGGTCGAAGCCGTCGCGCTCGCCCATGTGGGCGCGCGTCATCAGCTCGGCCAACTGGAGCGCACCGGCCGGCTTACCGATCCCGAACGCGCCCTCAAGCGCTGCCATGTGCTGGCGCTACGTGCTGCCCGCGAGACCTTGCGGCTCCTGATGATGGAAGCCGCCGGCGAGATGCCGCCAGGCGCGGCGCGCCTGCACCACGACGCCATGGTCGAGGGCACGCGCGGGCAGCTTCCCGATTTTCCGCCCGACTTCGACGTCGGCGAGTCCGAAATCTCCAATGCCGGAATGCCCGAATGAGCGAGTTCGACTGCCCGATCGACAAAATCGATGCCTCCGGCCGGCTACGGCCCAAGGACCCGGCGCGCGTCGCCGCCCAGGCGGTGATGTTCGAGGATGCCGGGCAACTCCAGGCGATCGAGGTTCGTCCGCGCGGTGACGGCTGGAAGTTGACCTTCGGACTCCATCGTCTCGAAGCCGCAAGGCTGCTCGGCTGGCCCACTATCCGGGCGGTCGAGAAGGACCGCAGCGACGACGAGGCGCGGCTCGCGGAGATCGACGAAAACCTCGGCCGCAACGAACTCTCCGCGATCGACCGGGCGATTTTTCTCGCCGAGCGCAAGCGCGTGTTCGAGAAGCTGCATCCGGAGGCGCGCCACGGCGCGGCGCCGAAGGGTAAAGGCAAAGTCGCCAAGTTGGCGACATTCGCCCAGCGCTTCACCAAGGACGTCGCCGACAGGTGCGATCTGTCTGAGCGCACCGTGCAGCGCGCCTGCCAGCTCGCCGAGGAGCTGGGTGCGGACCTGATCGCGTTGCTGCGCGGCACGCCGCTCGCCGACAACCAGGCGCAGCTCTTCGCCCTGGCACGGCTGGAGCCGACCGAGCGCAAGAAGGTCGCGAAACTCCTCGCCGCCGGCGAGGCGCCGTCATTGTCGGCGGCCATGACCGCCGCCGGCCTCAAGACCGCGGTCGATGCCGACGAGGCTGCCTTCCGGGCGCTGGTGTCGGCGTGGACGCGGGCGGGCACCAAGGCGCGGCGGCGCTTCTGGAAGCACATCGAGCAAGAAGGTTGAACGGGCGTCCGGCGCGTCTCGCGCCGGGCGGGGGGACTGACGTGGCGAAGAAGTCGAAAAGCGATGCGAGCCAAGGCGACCTGTTCGCCTATGCGAGCGCAGCTGCGTCGGTCGGAACGTTGTTCCCGGTGCGCGAGCGTGTCGCGCGCCCGCGCACCATCGACCTTTCACTCAAGATCAAGACCGCGCTGGGCCGGGCGCTGAAAGAGTGCCCCAGGAGCGCCCTCGAAGTCGCGCTGGCCATGTCCGAATTGACGGGCCGCGAGATCACCGCCGACGCGCTCTATGCCTACACGGCGCCGTCGAAGCCCGAGCACGACATGAGCCTGGTGCGCTTCATCGCCTTCGTGCGCGTGACCGGCGCCAACTGGCTGTGGGACGAACTGGTCGAGGACGAAGGCCTGATCGTCATGGAGGGCCGCGAAGCCCATCTCGCCCAGCTCGGCCATCTCGAACAGGAACGCCAGCGCATCGAAGAGCAGACGAAAGCGCTGCGGCGTGAATTGCGCGACCGGCCGGTGGCCGTCGTCCGGCACCGGGGGAGCCGCTGATGCGCGAGTGGTTCACCCTGGCCGAGGCGCTTGCAGTCAAATCGCCATCATTGCCGACCGACATGGGCTCGCTGAGCCGCAAAGTCGAACGCGAGGACTGGCGCGGCAATCCCGAACGCGCCCGCAAGCGTGCCGGCCAGGGCGGCGGCTTCGAGTATCACGTCTCGCTCTTTCCGGCCGACGTGCAGGCGCGTCTGATTGCCCGCGAATTGCCGATGCCGGACGAGACGGCCGAGCCGCGCGCCAATGCGCTGTGGGACCGCTTCGCCAAGCTGCCCGACAAGGCCAAGAAGGAGGCCCGCGAGCGCCTTGCCGTGGTCGACCGCGTCGACCTTCTTTCCCGCGGCATGACGCGCCAGGTCGCCGTCGCGCTCACCGCCAAAGAAGCCAGCGTCGCGACCTCGACCGTGTGGGGCTGGCTTCGCTTGGCCGCCGACGTCCATTCGTCCGACCGCCTCGCCGCGCTCGCCCCGCGCCATGCCGGCCGCACCGCCACGGCGCCGTGCGATCCGCGCGCCTGGGACTTCATCACCGCCGACTATCTGCGACCCGAGTGCCCGTCCTTCGAAGCCTGCGACCGGCGCATGCGCGATGCTGCCGCCGCCAACGAATGGAGCCCGCTGCCGTCCTCGAAGACGCTTCGGCGCCGCCTCGAAAAGGAATTCCCGCGCGCGGTGCGCACGCTCATGCGCCGGGGCGCCGAGGCGGCCGCGCGCACCTATCCGCACCAGACGCGCGACCGCACCGTGTTCCGCGCCATGGAGGCGATCAACGCCGACGGCCACAAGTTCGACGTCTTCGTCAAATGGCCCGACGGCCATATCGGCCGGCCGCTCCTGGTCGCCATCCAGGACCTCTATTCCGGCCTGATCGTCGGCTGGCGGCTCGACCGCTCGGAGTCGTGGACGGCGGTGCGGCTCGCCTTCCGCGACGCCGTCGAGAGCTTCGGCATCCCCGAACACGCATGGCTCGACAACGGCCGCGCCTTCGCCAGCAAATGGATCTCCGGCCGCATGAAGACGCGCTACCGCTTCAAGGTGCGCGACGACGAGCCGCAAGGCGTGCTCACCGGTCTGGGCATTCAGGTGCACTGGGCGACGCCCTATCACGGCCAGGCGAAGCCGATCGAGCGCGCCTTCCGCGACCTGTGCGAGGAGATCGCCAAGCATCCGGCCTGCGCCGGCGCCTATACGGGCAACAAGCCCGAGGCCAAGCCGGACAACTACGGCTCCCGCGCGGTCGCGTTCGAGGAATTCGAAGCGCTCGTCGCCCAGGAGATCGCCCGCCACAACGCGCGGCCCGGCAGGCGCACGCTCACCGCCAAGGGCAGGAGCTTCGCCGAGACCTTCAAGGCGAGTTACGAGCACCCCTCGACCATCGTCAAGAAGGCGTCGGCGATCCAGCTCCACGAACTTCTGATGGCGGCGGAAGCCGTGACGGCGCGCGCACCCGACGGCAGCGTGCATCTGGGCGAGAACCGCTATTGGACCGAAGCGCTGGTCGACCTGATCGGCAAAAAAGTCGTGGTCCGCTTCGACCCGCAAGACCTCATCGCGCCGGTCGCGATCTACACCCTCGACGGCCGCTATGTGGGCCAGGCCGAGTGCGTCGAGGCGACCGGCTTCGCCGACATGGACGCCGCCCGTGCCCATACGCGCCGGCGCAGCGCCTACCTCAAGGCCCTGCGCGAAATGCGCGACCTCCAGGTCGCCATGTCGGTCGACGAAATCGCCCGCCTGTTGCCCAAGCCCGAGCCGGCGACACCGCCGGCCTCGCCACGCGTCGTCAAGCTGGTCGCCAACGCGGCTCGCCAGGTGTCGCAGGCCGATTGGAGCGACGAAGCTTCCGAGGCCTTCGGACGGGCGGCGCGCCTTCTGGACAGCGGCGTCATTCCGTTCGTCCGCGAATAGCCACGGCGCCGCGCACGCGCGGCACCGCATTACACTTCGATCAACGGGGAGAGGACTAGTCATGAACGCGACTGCTGAAACGATTCCGGCCTCGGGCGCGAAGCCCGGCTGGGAGCCACCATCGGAGAGGCCGGCCAACCTGGCAACGCCCGACCTGATGGACTGGGAAAACACCACCAGCACGGTCTGCCAGGTCGCGGCCCAGCAGGGCCTGTCCAAGTCGGAAGTGGCGCGCCGTGCCGACATCCCCATGGGGACGTTCTCGCCCTGGTACGACGGCAAGTACAACGGCAACATCGCCGCCGTCACGGCGCGGGTGAAGAAGTGGATCGACGCGGCGGAAGAACGCGTGCGCGTCGCTCGCGAGGTGCGCGAGCCCGGCTTCGTGATGACCCGAACCGCGAGCGAAGTCATCGACACGCTCATCTACGCCCAGGCGCTGCCGGAAATGTGCGTCATCACGCTCGGCGCCGGCATGGGCAAGACCAAGACGGCGCAGCATTTCTGCGAGACACGGCCACACGCCTATCTGGCCACCATGCGGCCGACGACGAAGCGCATCTACGGCATGCTGGTCGAGATTTCGACCGCCCTCAATATCCCGTTCGAGTACCACACGCCGCGTGTCGACCGCGCCATCGGCGAGCGCCTCAAGCGCAACGGCAAGCAGACGCTGTTGATCGTCGACGAGGCGCAGAACCTCGAAGACGACGCCGTCAATCAGCTCCGCTACTACATGGACGAGTACGGCTGCGGCATCGCACTCCTCGGCAACGAGGAACTCTATGGCCGCTGGGGCAGCTCGACCGCGAAGCCCGCCTACGCCCAGCTGCACAGCCGCATGGGCAAGCGGCTGAAGCGCCTGCAGCCGCTGCAGGCCGATATCGACGCCCTCGTGGCGGCCTGGAACATCGAGGACAAAGAGGTGGCCGCCTTCGCGCGCGCCCTCGGCAGGAAGCCCGGCGCGCTGCGCCAGGTCACCAAGACCCTCACGCTCGCCCACATGATCGCCGCCGGCGCCAATCAGCCGCTCTGCATCGAGCACATGCGCACCGCCTGGATCAACCGCGGCGGCGAAGATCTTCGCGCGGTCGCATGAGGAGGGGCCGCAACATGCCAGTCAGTCACGACCTCATCGCGCTGCGGGTGTGTATCGACTCCATGCGCGCCGCGCCCGACGCCGGCGCCCAGTTCGAGCGCGCGGCCGGCTCCCTGTCCAGGCTCCTGGACGATGCCATCGACAAGGCCGACGCGCTGGAACGGGCCACGGTCCTGCAGGCGACGCTTCTGACCAAGGCGGTGTTCGCCGACCCGGGCGTCGTCCGGCTGCCGGCGATCCCGCGCCACGTACCGCTACAGGGCGGAGACCTCGCATGAACGAGGCTCAAGCCCAGGCACTCGCGGACCAAGTCGCCGCCGTCGACGTGCTGGCGACGGTCGACATCATCCTGACGCGTCCGCGCCACGGCTCCATATCGGCCTCGCTCGCCGCCATCGTCGCCATGGCGGAGCGCATCCGCGACCTCGACGCCATCGCGGCCGGCGCTGCCGAGCTGCTCGCTGAGCTCGCCTCGATCCGCCGAGAAGGAAAGAAGTTCTTCATTTCCACGGAGGAACTCGACTCCGTCATCGACGCCCTCACCGGAGCGCTCACCACGCTCGGCTACGCCCAGCCCACCACCGAACCACAGCCTCGCATCCAAGGAGACGACACGTGAACGCCCAGACTCCGATCGCTCCCGCGCCGGCCGACACCGGCATCTTCGAAATCTCCGGCGGGCGCTACATGCGCGACGCCGCCGGCCGCCTCGTTCCGCTCGAAACAGTCAACCCGCGCGACAAGCTGACCGACGAGCAGGTCCGCAAGATCATGCGCTTCGCGCGCTCCCTGTCGGCGCAGATCGGGCGCTTCAAGGACCACACTTTCGACGATCTCAACGCTCTGCAGGCGCTGTTCGACCAGGAGTACGGCGCCAAGGCCGGCGGGCCGAAGGGCAACGTCTCGTTCGTGTCCTTCGACGGCACCATGAAGGTGCAGGTGCAGATCGCCGATCAGATCGTGTTCGGGCCGGAGCTGCAGGCCGCCAAAAAGCTGGTTGACGAATGCCTGGTCGAGTGGGGTGCGGAGAGCCGACCTGAGCTGCGTGCGGTCGTCAACCGCGCCTTCGCCGTGGAGAAGGAGGGCCAGATCGACCGCGCCGCGATGTTCTCCCTGTTGCGGCTCGATATCGCCGACGAGCGCTGGATGCGGGCCATGGATGCGGTGCGCGGTTCGATCCGAGTGATGGGCTCGAAGGCGTATGTCCGCTTCTACGAGCGCACCACCGCCGACCAGCCTTGGCAGGCCATCACCATCGACCTGGCAGCGGCGTGATGGAGGAAGCGATGGCAGATACTCAGTCGATCGACGGCGCCGCCGTGCGTCATGCCACCTGCGCGGTCGCCGCCAATACGGTGACGATCACGCTCACCTGCGCGACGGCGCCGGCCGCCCGCGCACTCTTCCGCCAGGTCGGCCCGGCGGTCGACCACGGTGAACTCTCGCTGGCACTGCCCGCGGTGTCGGGCGAGCGGGGCCGGCCGTGAACGCGCCGGCCGCCACCTGGCCGGACGAGCGCCGGGCCGCTCAGTCGGCGCGCATGCGCGCGCGCAATGCCGACCCGGCGTACCGCGCCCGCAAGGCCGCCGGGATCAGCCGTTATTTCGCCGCCGGCCGGCCTCGGCCGCTGCCGATCCCGATGCATGCGCACCCACTGGTGCGTCAGCTCTTCGAGATCGTCAACGCGGAGAGGACATCGCTCCGCGAACTTGGCGAACGTGCCGGCGTCAACCGCGAAACGTTGAGCCTGTGGCGCAGGCGCCACATGCCGGTTCTCGACACATTCGAGGCCGCCCTCAACGCGCTCGACTACGAACTCGTCATTCAGCAGCGCGGAGCGAGCCCCTGCAGACGTACACGATGGAACGACGAACGCGAGGCGCTGCTGAGGGCGTGCTGGAACGATGGCGTTTCGGCGGCGGAGATCGCTCGGCGCCTCGGCGGCATCACGCCGGCTGCCGTCTATGACAAGGCGGGCAACCTTGATCTGGGACGGCGCAGCAAAGCAGGGAGAAAACCCCGATGACTTCCGCCGAACGCCTCTCCATGCGCCTTCTTTACTCCTTCAAGTACTTTCGAGACGAGGCCGCGCACGGCGGCGGCAATCTGCGCATCTATCGTTCGCAAATCGACCGCCGCTTCTTCTTCCAGGTGCTGCAGACGCCGGTCGGTAGCCGAGCTATTTACGCTTTCAAGCATCGCGGCATCACCGCAACCGTTGCGGCCGCCGGGCGGAGTGACAAGTCACTATACAGAGCACGTTTGAAGCTCGCTCGCATGGTCCTCGCGGCTGACGAAGAGGTGGTCTCATGATCGCCGCCTCGCCGCGCCAGATCGGCGCCATCCATGCCATCGCGGCCAAGGCCGGGCTCGACGATGACACCCGGCGCGACGTCATCGAGCGCGAGACCGGCAAGCGCTCGGCCGCTGAACTGACCCTGGTCGAGGCAGGTCGCGTCATCGAACACCTCAAGGGCCTGGCGCCGGCCGCGAACGCCAAGGGCGCGGTGCGTCTGGACGGCCCTTATGCGGGAAAGCTGCGGGCGTTGTGGATCTCGGCGTGGCTCCTTGGTGTCGTGCGCGAGCGTGCCGACAAGGCTCTGCTGGCCTTCGTGGAGCGGCAGACCGGGCTGTCCCATACGCGCTGGCTGCGCGAGCCCGCCGACGCCATGAAGGCGATCGAGGGCCTGAAGAAGTGGATCGCCCGCGAGGCCGGCGTCGAATGGCCACACGGCCGCAACGCCGACATCGGCGACGTCAAGCTCGCTGTGATCGATGCCCAGCGCCGGCGCCTCGCCGAATTGGGCGTCGCGGTCTCTGAACGTCCGATCGTATCGCTCGATGACGAGATGCAGGTGCTCGGCCGCCAGTTGCGGGCCGAGCTGGCCAAGAGGGGGAAGTCATGACCGCAGCCGCGCCACTGATCCAAGAGCCGGCCCGCCCGGCCATCGACATCGTCCGCACCACCTCCAAGGCGATCCTCATCGTCCGCGGCGAAGGCCGCATGGCCGTGGCGTGGCTCGATCGCCGGGCGCTGTGCCGCGTCCTCGCCGGCTACCGGCATGCTCTTGATGCCCGTGCGCTCGGCGGCATCACGACGACGGTCGAACTGAACGAGCGCTCGCTCGACGTACCGGCACCGCGGGCCGCTGCCGCCCGGCTGTCGGCGGACGGAAGTGGCGTGCGGCTGGCGCTGCTCGACGTCGCCGGCCACGAATTGGCCAGCGCGCCGTTCGACGACGAAGCCGTCGCGCGGCTCAACGGAGACGATCCATGATGCCCGACCGATTGCCGGAGGTCGACTTCGCCCGGCTTGCCTTCGAACTGCGCATTTACGCGCGCCGGGAGGTCGGCAGCAACGAGGATTTCGAGCACTTCGTCGCCGGCCTGTCGCAACCGTCCGAGGGGCTCAAACGAACGCTTGCGGATCTGCGTGAAAGCGCCGCCCTGATCGGCCAAGCGGCGGTCTGGTTTTCCATCCTGGCTCGCCACGAGGGCGCGGTGCGGGCGCTCGTGGCCTCGCTCGCCGCACGGGAGGAGACCTAGATGCCCAGCGATATGATGGCGACTGGCAAGGACAACCGTAGGGAGGCGTGGGCGGATGCACCGTTGCTTTCCGAGATCGAACGTCTGCGCGCCGGTGTGGCAGCGATCCAGAGGGCGACAGTTGAAGGGCGCGTCTGTGATGACGTGGCGTGGTTCGACGACATCGAGACGTTGTTCGACTTCTGCGACGGTCTCCTCAACCCGCCACAGCCTGCACCCGCCGGCATCAGGATGGCCACAAGCGGCGTCCTAGCGGACGCCGTTCGATATCGTTATCTCCGGGGCCGCCCGGATGACCAAATTGGGAAGGGCGGCATCTTTGCCGGCATGACGCCGGCCACTGGTAGCGGCGGGTACATTCTTAACGGAGACGATCTCGATCGCGCCGTCGACGGCGCAATTGGTCGCGACTTGGCCAATGATCGACGCCGCCAGCATCAGGCAGCGTGGAGGTGAGCGATGGCGCCCCGCTACGCACCCAGGCATCGCCCGCCGCGCCGCATCGTCATCGATTTCGAGCGCCTGTTGAACGCCGATCAAAGTCTCGCCGCCATGGACGGCACCTGGATCGGCCAGGGATATCGGCGCTCCAGCGCCCGGCTGTGGCGCCGGCGTGACGGCACCTATACGGCCCGGGTCGTCTGGCGCAACCACGACAGGCTCGTCTCGGCGGTCACCTTCACGGTCGAGGGCATCGTGCTCGCATGACCTACACCTGGTTGCCCGAGCTGCTCGCCGAAATCGCCGAGGCCGCCGGCCTCGACGCGGCGCTCAAGCTCGCGGCGGCCTATGGGGGCGTGCGGCGCACGTTTCCGGCGCGCATCAGGTCCGACAGCCACTGGCTGGCCGCCTGTGTCGGCCGCGAGGCCGCCGATAAGATCTGCGCCCATTTCGCGCAAGGCTCCGGCAGCGGCGTCAGCGCCGGCATCAAGGTGCTGGTGCCGCTCGGCCCGACTGGATCGATCGCGGGCGCGCGCCGGCGCCTCGCCCAGGCGCTCGCCGAGGGGAAGTCCGCCTCCGAGGCGGCGCGTGCCGCCGGCATGACAGAGCGCTCGGCCTATCGGGCGCGCTCCCGCGCGCGCCACCAGGATGACAAGCAGGGCCGACTGTTCTAGGCTCCGCTTCCCTCCCACACCTGCGTCGACGCCATGCCGCTGACACCTGTCAGCGGCGCGCCGCCGCTGTCCACGCGGCATGGTCGCTTACCCATCGAGGGAAACGATCCATGGCCGAATCTCGCTCGCGTCTCATCACCCGCTCCATGTTGGCCAAGGTCTGGCCGCGGGCGCCGCTGCCGAAGATCGAGGCAATCGTCCGCGTCGCGCCGGCGCTGTTCGCCAAACATCGTTTCGACGACGACCCGCTCGTCGTCGCTCACCTGATGGCGCAGATCAGCCACGAATGCGGCGGCGGCACCATCGTGCGCGAGAACATGAGCTACTCGGCGCCCCGCCTGATGGAGATCTTCGGCGTCGGCCGCCATTCCGCCAAGGTCACCGAAGCGGAGGCCGCCAGGCTCGCCCGTCATCCGGAGGCGATCGCCGAACGGGTCTATGGCCTCGGCAATCCCAAGAAAGCCAAGGAACTAGGCAACACCGATCCGGGCGACGGCTGGCGCTTCCGCGGTGGCGGCGACCTGCAGATGACCGGAAAGGCCGCCTACGCCAAGTTCGGTGCCGTCGCCGGTGTCGACCTGGTCGCGGATCCCGACAAGGTCGCCGATCCGGAAATCTCGTTTCGGCTCGCGGTCGCCGAGTTCGTCGCCCTCGGCTGTGTCGAGCCCGCCCGGAAGGACGATCTGCGCACCGTCACGCGGCGTGTGAACGGCGGCACCAACGGCCTCGCCGACCGCCAGGTCTGGCTGCGCAAATGGAAAGCCGCGCTAGCCGACCCGAGCGACCCGGCCGAGCCGGCGCCTGTGCCCCGGGGAGCCGAGACCCAGGAAAGCAAGCCGCTCGTCCAATCCAAGATCGCCCAAGCGGCCACCGCCATCGGCGTCGAGGAAGGCGCCCAGGTCTATGGCATCGTCTCCGACGCGGCCGAAAAGGCAAAGGCGATCAAGTCGAGTGCAGAAGAGATCGGCGTCTGGGACGTCGTCGTCCACGCCGCCCAGATGCCGCGGTTCTGGATCGCGCTGGCCGTCATCGCTGCAATCGGCCTCATCATCTGGTGGCGCTGGAAGGAGCATTCCTGATGTCCTTCTGGACTTGGATCGTCACCTCGCGGGCCGGACGCACTGTAGCAGCCGGCGGCGCCATCGTGCTCGCGATCGGCCTCGCGCTCCTGAAGGCGTTCAGCGCCGGCAAGCAAGTCGAGCGCGCGAAGCAGGACCGCGCCTCGCTGGAAAACATGCGCAAGAGGCAAGAAACCGATGAAGAAGTTCGCAGCCTTCCTGCTGATGAGCGCCGTCGCCGCCTGTCTGAGTGGGTGTCAGACTAGCGGGTGCGACGGCTGGCGGCAGCTCCATCCGACCGCGCGCGACGTCGAGGTGATATCCGACCAGCTCGCCATGGACATCCTCATGCACAACGAGCACGGCGCGGATATCTGCAGCTGGCGTAAGCCGGGACGATCGCCCCAATGACGGTCTATGTCGACGACGTCCGCCATCGCTTCCGCAGCATGGTGATGTGCCACATGTGGGCCGATAGCGAATGCGAATTGCTCGCCATGGCCGACCGTATCGGTGTCGCACGGCAGTGGCTCCAGCGACCACCGAAAGCGTCATGGCTGCACTTCGACGTGTCGCTCGGAAAGAAAGCTAAAGCGATCGCCGCCGGAGCCGTCTTGACGGACAAGTATGGACCGCTGGAGTTCCTCGCCAAGCGTTCGGGAAATCAGGCGATGCTCGACAAGATAGGGCGCGTTCGTAGCCTCGGGTCGAGGCCCTGATGTCCGACGATCTCGACAACGCGCAGCTCCTTGAGGAGCGCAAGCGAACCACGGGCGTAGCGCTGGTGAGCGCACGGCTCGACGGCAACGGCGCCGACCGCTGCGTTGTGTGTGGTGATGACATTCCGCCAGCCCGGCGGCGGGCGGTGCCGGCGGCCGAGCGGTGCGAGCCGTGTCAGAGCCGGCTGGAGCGGTGGCGGCGTTTGCGGGGGAAGCGGTGATGGGGCTGGAATGGAGTGCGGCGATCGCGTTCATCAAGGACGTGTGGTGGCTTCTGTCGGTGCCAGGTGTGGTCGTGGCTGCCATCGCCATGCTTTACCTCAAAAACCAGTTTCCGACTCGGAAGCAATACGACGAGCAAACCAAAGCCCTACAGGCCCAGATCGGTGCTCTCGACGATCGCGTCGACGGGATGGAAAAGGATCTCCGGCAACTCCCCAGCCGAGGCGAAGTGCAGGCCCTCGGCGACCGCATCGGGCGTGTCGAAGTAGAGGTGGCCACCTCTGGGGAGACCATCCGCGGCGTCGAAAAGGTCGTAGGCAAGATCGACCATACGCTCACGATGATCCTCGACCACCTGTTGCAGACCGCCCAAACGAAGCAGACGAAAGGGCAATCCTCATGACCGAAACCCTGGCCGAGGCGTTCGACCGCGATCGCCGGCTCGTCATCCTTCGCCTTCTCGCCGCCCAGGACGGCTATTCGCTCTCCGCCTCCATGCTGGTGAAGGCGGTTCGCGAGTTGCGGCACCGTGTCTACGCCGACGTGATCGAGTCCGACCTAGTCCTTTTGGAGCAGCATCGTCTCCTCACCCGCGAGACACTCGAACTTGACGGGAGCAAGCTGACCTTCGCGACCTTGACTAAGCTCGGCCTCGACGTGGCGCAGGGGCGTCCTCACCCGTTCGTCGATCGACCGTCGCCAAAAGGCTGATCATGTCGCGTCGCCATTCCAAAATCGACCGCCTGCCGGAAGAGGTGCGGGACTGGATCGCCCGCCTAAGCGATCAGGGCCGCACGCTTGACGAGATCATCTCCAAGCTGCGCGAGCTGGACCTCGACGCACTGCCGTCTCGATCTGGACTTCACCGCCACCTGCAGAAGGCCGAGGAGGTCGCCGAGCGAATCCGCAAATCACGTGCAGTGGCCGACGTCATTGTGCGCCGTCTTGGCGAGGCCGACCCCGACAAGACCACGCGCATGAACATCGAGCTTATGCACAACGTTCTGTTCCAGATCGCGTCGCGGACGACGGATGATGCAGGAGAGCCGGTGACGTTCGAACCCATGGAGGCGATGCTGCTGGCCAAGGCGCTCGACCACTTAGGAAAAGCCGCCAAGGACGACGTCGCCCGCACGGTAACAATCGAGAAACGCGCGGCCGAGAAGGCGCGGGCGGAGGCCGCCAAGGCGGTCGAGGCCGTCGGCGACGCCTCCGGCCTCACGGCGGCAACCGTCGAAGCCATCAAGGCGAAGATCCTCGGCATCCAGGAGGCGAAGCGATGAACTTTGCCCATGCCGACGTGATCCGCATCTATACGGGCTCGGACGGCGAGGCCACGAAGGCCCTCTATGGCCAGCTCGAAGCGCTCGGCCCGGCCGGTGTCGTCGCCCTCAATCTGTTTCGCGCCTGCAAATCGTCCTCGCGTGCGAAGCAGTATCGCGGCGGCATCCGCGGCAGGGGCTCGTATCGCTCCATGGCCTACGACCGCAAGGGCTGGGCGATCGAGAACCTGTGCAAGACGCTGATGGCTTCAGCGGCCGACCTCGGCATCCGTTGGGGCTGGGGCATCGACGAGGTGCTGCGGTCAAAGGGCGATCCGCACCATCACGTCCTCTATGTCGACGCGCCCACCGTCCAGGTCTCGTTCCACAGCGGCCACCGCGGTGACGGCCCCGACTATCCGGCGCAATGGGACGGCGTGCGCGACCAGGCTGGCGGCCGCATCTGCGCCTGGATCGGCCGGCTGCTCGCCGCGGAGCCCGCATGAACGCACTCGTCACCGAGCAGGACTGGGCGCGCCATCGCCGTGATATGCTGGCCGAGCTGCCGGCGCCGCTGCAGGGCAGCGATCTGCCGTCAGTGCTGATGCCGAAGCAGCGCGAGTTGCTCGCCGCTACGGCAAGCAGCGCCTTGACGGTCGCAGACAAGTCACGTCGTGTCGGTTTCACCTGGGCGATCGGGTCCGATGGAGTGCTGACGTCCGGAGCTGCCAAGTCCGCCGGCGGCATGGACACGTTCTATATCGGCTACAATCTCGACATGGCGCGCGAGTTTATCGACGCCTGTGCCATGTGGGCCAAGGCCTTCATGCCAGCCTGCAGCGAGGTGCAGGAGTTTCTCTTCAAAGAGCAAGGTGACAAGGGCGCCGACCGCGCCATCCAGGCATTTCGCATCAGCTTCGCCTCCGGCTTCGAGGTCGTCGCCCTGTCGTCGCGCCCGCGCTCGCTGCGCGGCCACCAGGGCTACGTCATCCTCGACGAGTTCGCGTTCCACGACGACGCGGAGGAACTGCTCAAGGCCGCCATGGCGCTCTTGATTTGGGGCGGCAAGGTCCTGGTGATCTCGACCCACAACGGCGTCGACAATCCCTTCAATGTCCTGATCGAAGAGATCCGTGCCGGCCGCCGTCCCGGCAAGGTGGTGCGCTGCACCTTCGACGACGCCCTCGACCAGGGCCTCTATCAGCGCATCTGCCTCGTCACCGGCAAGACCTGGTCGCCCGAGGCCGAGGCCAAGTTCCGCGCCGACATCCGCGCCTATTACGGGCCCGGCGCCGCTGAGGAACTCGACTGCATCCCCTCGCAGGGCACCGGCATCTATCTCACCGGCGCCGTCATCGAAGCCTGCATGGTGGCCGATGCGCCTGTGCTGCGGCTCGCCTGTCCGCCGGGGTTCGAACTCAAGCCGGACGCCGAGCGGGCCTCCTATATGGATGCCTGGCTCGAACAGACAGCCGACCCGGTTCTCAAGACGCTCGATACGCGTTTGAAGCACGGCTATGGCTTCGACTTCGGCCGTTCGGGCGACCTGTCCGTGCTTCTGCCGCTCGCCGAGGGCCGCGACCTGGTGCGGCGCGCCCCCTTCGTGATCGAGCTGCGCAATGTCCCGTTCCGCGACCAGGAGCGCATCCTCTTCCATGTGGTCGACCGGCTGCCGCGCTTCTGCGCCGGCAAGCACGACGCCCGCGGCAACGGATCGTATCTCGCCGAGTATGCGCTGCAGAAATACGGCCCGCTGGCGATTGAGACCGTCATGCTGCATCAGAACTGGTATCTCGCCCACATGCCGAAAATGAAGGCTCGGTTCGAGGATCGCACCATCGCGTTGCCGCGCGACGCCGATGCCAAGGACGATCTGCGCCAGATCAAGCTCGTGCGCGGCATCCCCATGGTGCCGGACACGGCCCACACCAAGGGTTCGGACGGCGGCCAGCGCCACGGCGACACGGCCATCGCGGCCTGCCTCGCCAATGCGGCTCTCGACGAGGCCGTGACCGAATACGGCTATGTGCCGGCATCGGCCCTCAACGACGCCCACAATCTGTTCGAGCAGGTCGCCACGCTGCCGGGAGGACGCGCGCTATGGTGAAGCCCATCCTTTACGGACCCGACAACCGGCCGATCGAGCGCGCCATGCTCTCGCAGGAGGTCGCCTTCGCGACGGATAGCGGTGCCCGCGCCATTCTCTCCGACGCCGTCGCCTCCGGGCTGACCCCGGAGGCGCTCGCTTTGGTGCTGCGCCGCGCCAGCATGGGCGATGCCCGCGCCTACCTGACGCTCGCCGAGGAGATGGAAGAGCGCTATCTCCATTACGCCAGCCAGGTGCAGACGCGGCGCCTGGCGATCGAGGGCACCGAGATCTCGCTCAACGTGCCGAATGGCGTTCCGGCCAAGATCGCCGACTTCGTGCAAAGCGT